CTCTGACTTTCATTTCCCTCTGATTGATACCACTATCAATAAACTCAAACCTGCGTTCTTCCAGCAAGCGATGGGGCTAGATGTGCTGGCTACTTTTGTGCCGATGCGTTCGCAGTTGAGTGGGTTTACTACAGCGGCAGAGCATTGGTTTAGCTACAAGCTAAATGAAAAAAGCAACTACGCCTCTGAGGTGATGAGCTGGATTGACCATATGCTTGTCAGTGGTCAGGGGGTTATGAAGATTTACTGGAACCCCGACAAGAAGCAGGTCGAGTTCCAAGCGGTAGACCCGATGTATATGATCGTTCCACCGTGGACGAAGGGTCTTGATACGGCCGACCGCATCACGCAGGTCATGCCTATGAGCCTAGACCACTACAAACGTCTTGGCATTTACGACACCAGCAAGGAAACCATCGAACGCATCAAGGGTGGTAACGCTAAGGACTCCGGCATTACAGATGATCTGAAGTACGAGCGGGAGATTCGTGAGGGCATCACGCATTCTAATGACGAAGATCAGATAATTGTTTGGGAAGTCTACACTCAGGATAAGGATGGCAAGTGGTTGATGAAATGTTTCTCACCACAAGCCCCACACATTCCTTTGCGGGATGATATGGAGGTTCCGTTTGACCACGGCCAACCTCCTTTCGCTGTCACTAAGTACGAGATTACTGACGGCGGCTGGTACTCGCCTCGCGGGGTGTGCGAAGTGCTTGCACCTTTCGAGGCTTCGATGTGCAAAATCTGGAACGAGAAGATGGACGCCTTTACGCTGTTCAACAAACCACTGTTCCGAGCCGAGCGCGACCTACCAAATAGTGTTAATTTACGCCTAAATCCCGGCCAAATCCTGCCTTTTGGTATCGCTCCAGTTCAAATGCCCAGCACTCCGATGGACTTCGATAAAGAGGTTCAGCAGACGCAAGCCATAGCCGAGCAGCGAGTCACCGTTCCCGACTATGGAATAATGGCGGACAGGGATCGCCGCACTGCGACTGAGGTCGAATCCGTTAACGCTCAAGCGCAGCAGAATATGGATTTGCGTCTGCGCCTCTTCCGTCAGGCTTTGGGAGACTTGTTCCGAATGTCTTGGGAAGTTTTGCTACAGTTCGACAAGAAAAGCCTACAGTACAGGTTCTTGCAGGACAGCCTTACGGTAGACCCGATGGCACTGCACGATGAGTATCAGCTAGAGCCACGGGGCGGGATGGATATGGTGAGCAAGTCTATGCTGCTCAACAAAGCTGTGCAGCGTAAGCAGTTGTTTATGAACTCGCCTTGGATCAATCAGGTTGAGTTAGACAAGTCTATCCTAGAACTGGAAGACCCATCTCTGATTCCTCGACTGGTTCAAGACCCGAACGAGAAAGCAGCTAATGAAGTTAAGGATGAACAACAAATCCTCCCTGCCCTTTTGATTGGCGAGATGATTCCTGTCGGACAAGTTAACGAGCATCCGGCTCGGATCGGTGTACTAATGCAGTACATCGAGAAGGCAAGGCAGTCTGGCTTGCAGATGAGTCCCGATGGGCAGCAAGCTATTATGGCTCGTATGGATCAGTTGCTCTCAGCCTACGAACAGGTTGACACAAACAACGCTCGATCTATGCGGAAGGATGTTGAGGATTACCTGCAACAGACTGGGATGATTCCATCGGAGCAAGACCAACAAGCCGCACAAGCCCAGCAAACGATGCAACAAATGCAGCCTCAACAAATGCAGCCTGAACAAATGCAACCCCAGCAGATGGCAATGTAATGGCTATTGATAAATCCAAAATGAAATGTAACTCGCCCAAGCGTCAAGTGCAGGGCGGGAAGAAGTTTGTAGTTAAGGCGTGTAAAGACGGTAAAGAAAAGATTGTTAGGTTTGGCGATGCCAACATGACGATTAAGAAGAGCGACCCAGCCAGACGGAAAAGTTTCCGCGCACGACATAACTGCGATACTGCAACCGATAAAATGACAGCACGATATTGGTCGTGCAAAAAGTGGTAATGGCTGAAAAGAAAAAAGAAGACGCTTGCACTAAGAAGGTTAAGAGACGCTACAAGGTCTGGCCTTCGGCCTACGCATCTGGTGCTGTTGTTCAGTGCCGTAAAGTTGGGGCAGCTAACTGGGGGAACAAGAGTGGCAAAAGAAAGTCTGCATAAATGGTTTGCCCGTAATGACGGGAAGGGCTGGGTTGACTGCAAGACTGGTAAGCCCTGTGGTCGCCAGAAGGGCGAAAAGCGGGATGGCTACCCAGCCTGTAGGCCAACGAAGTCTCAGTGCAGTAGCGCAATGCGGAAGAAAAAGGGGCCGGAGCGAATTAGCTGGAAAAAGAATAAATGAGATTTTTTAACTTTATATCTATTGCGTGGCGTCTATCTAAGCATATCCCTTGGATTGGGGAGCCTGAGTGGAAAGCGCAGGAATCCGCTGCTTTAAGGCGTTTCTTGGTGTCTGCGGAGGGTAAGAGGTTTAGGGCAGTGTTACTTAATATGGTTCTCAAACAGAACCAACAAGCAGTGTCCAGTAAAAAAGAACTTGAATTCAACGCAGGTTTTGCGAATGGTGTGAGAACAACGGTTCACACGGTTGAAGCTCTGGCAAAAGAAATCGAAGAACCGGAAGAATTTACGTCTGATATGTTTGGGGTTGATTATCAGGCGAGTGAAAACCCCACAGCAACGTCTAGCAGATTTGGTGCGATTGTTGGACGAGGATAAGCACTAATTGGGAAGCATTATGCCAGAAGAGTCCGTCGAAATTACCGACGATCAAATGAAGGCCGCTGCCGAGCAGTTTGACGCTGCTGTAGATGCGGGTGAAACGCCTGAGTTAGAAATAGTTCAGGAAGAACCGAAAGAGGAAGTTCAAGAAGAACAACCTCAAGAGCCATCAGATGAGTCGCCGGAAGGTCAGGACTCTTCAGTACTGAACAGTACTGATGGAAATGCTGACGAACAGGTAAGTTCATTGACAGAAGGGGAGCCTCCTGAAGCCAGCGAGGAACCCGCCAAGAGTAAGTGGGCCAAGAACGAAGAACGTAAGAGCAAGACTTGGAAGGACATAAACCTCCAGAAAGAGTCGATCAAACGTGAACGTGAAGAGCTTGAGTTAGAGAAGAAAAAGATTGCTGAAAGGCAGTCTGATCTCAACGAAGGCAAGGCTTACAGGGATAAAGATAATTTCTCTGCTGCGGACTATAAGGCCGCTGCGGAGAGGTTAGAGCTTGAAGGAAGGGAAGACCTAGCTAAAGACGCTTTAGAAAAAGCCGAGGCTGTTGCCGAAGAAGGCAGGAAAGCCGAAGAAGAGCAAGCCACAAGGCAAGCTGTTAGGCAGCATGAAGAAGCGTTTCTTAAAGCTAAGTCTGAGTTAGAGAGGGATGACCCCGATCTGACTAAACCTGAAACTGAATTGTTTCAAAAAACAAATCAGTTCCTGAAAGAGTATCCCGACTTGGTATATTTGCCCGATGGCAACGGTCTGCGTCACGCAGTCAAGCTTGCTAAAATGCAAATGGGTTCTGAAAAGGCGGATGTGTTGGAAGCCCAAAACAAAGAACTTACCGAAACAAATAATAAACTGGAAAAAAAACTGTCTCTTAATGGTGGCTACACTAGCGAAAAGGTTGGCGGCGCACCCTCATTTGACGAACTGTCAACTGAGGATCAAGGCAAACTACTTTTGCAAAAAGCTTATGAGGCTGACAATGGTTAGAACCATTATGGACTAATTAGTATAGGAATAACATTATGGCTACAAATACTAGCTCTACTCTTTCCAACCAGTACCAAAACTTCTTCAGCAAGAAATTGCTGTCCTACGCTGTTGAGGCACTTGTGTTGGATCAATTCGGTGAAAAAGCTCCGTTGCCCGCGAAAGCTGGCCACAAAGCTATCACTATGTTTCGCTACGGCTCACCTTCGACAGCAGCAATCGCTGACTTAGTTGAAGGTACTGCGCCTACTCCTACTCGTTCTTTGACGCTCTCGAAGATTGAGAAAGCCCTCACTCAGCGTGGGCAAGTCGTTAAGCTAACAGACATCCTGACTGCTACCGACCTGTTCAACAGCTTGCAACAAAGCATCAAGACTTGCGGTGAAGACGCTGCTCTTGATCTGGACACCATCACGCGCAACGTGCTTGTTGGTTCTAATGCTGCTGGTGACGCTAAGGAGAATGGTGACGGAGTTGCCCTTGACAACAGTGACACTCTTACTGAGATGTACGCTGATGGCGGGACTGACTACACTACGTTTGAAGGAACCACTTCGGGCAACACGCTCGACGCTGGTGCGATCCTCGACGCCGTGACTAAGCTGAAAGTAAACCGCGCTAACCCCGTCTCTGGCGGTCACTATGTGTGTGTTGCTTCTCCGCAAGTTCTGAGCGACATCATGAAAATCAACGAGTGGTTGAACGCTGCTCAGTACAGCAATGTTGGCGAACTCTATAAGGGTGAGGTCGGCTCGTTGTACGGTGCTAAGTTCGTGATGACCACCAACCCATTCATCAGCGGTATCGCTGGTGCTGCGGATGATGATCGCTTCGACTACGATAACTCCGGTGGTGGCGGCTTGGCTGCTGGCAAGGACGTTCACGCTTCCTTGTTCCTCGGCCAACAAGCCTACGGTGTGCCTGATCTGGGTACGCAGTC